GAAAATTCTATCCCTTTTTGATCTAAAAATTCCGTATATTTATAACGCAACTATAAAAGAATATGAGCAAATATTACTACCTAAAAGAAGGCGACACGATCCAAGATGGCGACGAGGTGGAAATGTCTAACGACATACACGCCGTCGCAAAATGGGTTCCCGCAAATTGCATCGGGCAAAAAGCCCACGACCCTAATTATCCGTCTCACAGAATGTATAGGCGTTTATTGCTTCCAACACAGGATCAGTTCAACAGTATTAAAGATTTAAGGCCGTACTTTTTACTTCATCCAGATGCGGATATGGTTACAGATTCTTGCTTGCACTTTCTTGGTGATGAAGCCCAAAAATGGTGGAGTAGCCGGATAATTTAATTCCGCCCCAGCCGATAGAAACCATAACAATTATGGCAAACGAATATTCAAAAGTAGCCCAAGCAGGCGAAAGGAAACAGGTCCAAATTCAGCCCGTCCAATTTTCCAAGTGCAGACCGCACACGTTGCCATGACTTAGCCGAAAATCAGCATTACTATCTAATGAATGACGGCTTAGAGATAATGACAAATCTTTGGCAGATTGGCGAAGCAGGTAGGCAGCGTTTGCGGTCTGCACTTGGAAAATTGGACGGGCTGAATTTGGACCTGTTTAAGTCTTCGCCTGTTTATCCTGAGTACTTGGAAGAGCAGGAAGCATTTATATCCTGGCAGAAAAATTTAAGAAACATATAATTTAACTGATGCGCTGCCGACGTGCGACGCTTAGGAGGCATGTACGGCGTTAGTTGAATCCAAAGCTTGGATTATGGACTTTTTAGGTAAAAAAATAATGATAGGCCTTTCCGGCGGCATTAACAGCATGGCTGTTTTGTGCTGGCTGGGTGAATTGCCGAAAGAACGGCGACCCGACGAACTACATTTGTTCTATGCAGACTTTAAGGAGCATTCCCCCGACACGGTCCAATTTGTTTTGGACGGGTATTTTTGGGCGCGTTGGCGATTCAAGAAAGTTGTGTACACTCAAACCGATAACTCGATAATGGAGTTTTTTGAGGATACCGGATTTATACCCCACCCGACAAACGGTAAATGTTCTGTAGCGCTGAAAGTAGAACCGATGCTAAAATACGCTTACAAAAACAATATCCAAATTGACCTTATTGGATATGTAGCAAAGGAGGTAAGGCGCGCAAATCGTTCCATAAAAAAAGGTACCAACGATCTGTTTTTCCAAAAAGAGTTCCCTCTTTTAGGGAAGGACGATAACTGGTGTTTCGATATTGTTACCCGCTACATAGGTTGGTATCCGGCCATATACGACATCAAAGAAAACGGGAAGCGGGTATTTACTCACAACAACTGTTTGCCATGTAAAAACATGACGCGGAAACAGTTGAAATCAGTTGCAACATACTACCCCGACTATTACAAACGCGCATTGAAAGTTGAGCAAGAGACGGGAAGTTATTTTGGGCGCAGTCGATGTGATACGGGCTGTGCCGTTTGCAGTTTTGACTAACTGATGCTTTCCAGCCGTGTGAGGTGTACAAAACATGGGCGGGAAAGCGGGGTTATGCGGATTTTTCACACTAAAAACTAATTTTACAATGGAAAAAAGAATTGTAACAATAGAACACAAAAACATGGGGCTTGTAGAGCGCAAAAAGATTGAAATATCCTTCGACGCTACTGTACTACGAGCCGATCAGGCCAGCGCAGAAATCCGTCAGCGGGTGAAAGATAAACTGCCTTATTTCAGCACGTTCAAAATTATTGATGTAGGCTCGCTTCCAGGCTGAATTCCTTTTCAGAGATGCCAAACAGCATACTGGTCTGGAACATTGTCAAAGCCGTCAAGCGGAGGCTTTGGACTTTCATTTTAACACCTCTCTTACTGCCGTCTCTTTAGCAAAAGCGCTTCACTGGTTTGCCCTTCCAACTGAAAAACGCGGCCCCTTCTCAATGGCCGACATCAAAACTCAATATTTCAATGAACTAATGCTGGAGCGATTTTTTTCCGTGTGTGGGATTAATCCACACCGTGCGAAAAATAATCCAGCCTATAAATCACTATATGACTTCGGCAAAATTGCCGCTTGAATTATTACGAACCATTGATTATGACTCACGATGAGTTTTTAAAAAACAAGATCAAGCGATCAAGCAATTACGGCTTTGAGATTAACGACGCCGATCTACACCCATCGCTCTACCCGCACCAAAAGGACGCTGTAAAGTGGGCTGTTCATGGCGGGCGTCGCCTATTGGCGCTTTCTTTTGGGCTGGGGAAGACCCGGATACAAATTGAGATATGCCGGCAGGCAATCCGAAAGGAAGGCGGCAGGGCGCTTATTGTATGCCCGCTTGGCGTTCGGCAGGAATTTACCCAAAATGACGGGCCGGCAATGGGTGTAAATATTCAGTATTGCCGGAATATGCAAGAGGTTGACGCCGCCGGAACTGACTACATAATAACAAACTACGAGCGGGTGCGTGACGGGCAAATAAACCCTAATGAGTTTACGGTCATAACCCTGGATGAAGGTAGCGTACTGCGGAGTTATGGAACAAAAACCACCCAACAGTTTATGGACCTTTGCCGGGACGTAAAATACCGCTACATAGCCACCGCAACGCCGTCGCCAAACAGGTATCTTGAATTGGTCAATTACGCTGATTTCCTTGGGGTTATGGACCGGGGGCAAGCCCTTACCCGCTTCTTTCAGCGTAATTCAACAAAAGCCGGTGACCTTACCCTATACCCGCACAAGGAAGAGGAGTTTTGGATTTGGCTTTGCGGATGGGCAATGCTAATCTACAAGCCGTCCGACCTTGGACATTCAGATGAAGGCTATGATCTTCCGAAACTGAAAGTTATCTACCACGAACTTCCGGCTGACCACTCCAAGGCCTGGGATAAGGTAGACCACAAAGGAAATCACTTTCTGCTTCAGCATGAAGCGATTGGCTTACAAGCCGGAGCCGCCGAAAAGCGGGAAACAATGAAGCCGCGCCTTCAAAAGGCAAAGGAAGTAATTGGGGCCGCTGGCGAAAATGACCACTGGCTTATCTGGCACCACCTTGAAAACGAGCGCCGAATGATTGAAAAGGAAATAGACGGTGCACTGTCCGTGTACGGATCAATGGACCTGGATAAGCGCGAGCAACGGATACTTGACTTTTCAGACGGGAAAATACGAATCCTTGCCACAAAGCCTGAAATATCAGGTAGCGGCTGCAACTTCCAGCGGCATTGTCACAAAAATATTTTCCTGGGAATCAATTACGATTTCAATGATTTCATTCAGGCCATCCACCGCACACAACGATTTCAACAAGTATATTCGGTAGAGGCTCATATTATCCACACGGAAACAGAGCGCGCGATAGTTCGCGCCCTTCAAAAAAAATGGAAACTACACGATGAACTGCAATCTAACATGCGGCGCGTTGTCGCAAAATTCGGACTAAACCAATACGCAATGAACAAGACACTTGAGCGGTCGATAGGGGTTGATAGAAAAGAGGTAAAAGGCAAATACTGGACAGCGGTAAATAATGACTGTATTCCAGAAACAGCCTCAATGCCGGACAATAGTATTGATATGATTGTTACCTCAATCCCTTTCAGTAATCACTATGAATACACCCCTTCCTATAATGACTTCGGGCATACGGATTCGGATGAGCATTTCTTTGCTCAAATGGACTTCCTTATACCTGAACTTTTGCGCACACTTAAGCCTGGACGTGTTGCCGCCGTGCATACTAAAGACCGGATTTTTTACGGCAAGGTAACAGGCGACGGAATGAGTACTGTCAATCCGTTTCACATGAAAACAGCCTTTGCCTTTTTGAAGCACGGGTTTAGGTTTCTTGGAATGATTACCGTTGCAACAGATGTGGTTTCTGAAAACAACCAGACCTACCGGCTTACCTACGGTGAGATGCGCAAGGATGCAACAAAGATGGGCGTCGGCAGTCCAGAGTATATTCTACTGTTCAGGAAATTACCTTCAAGTCAGGAAAACGCATACGCAGACGAGCCGGTAACAAAGGATAAAGAAAAGTACAGCCTTACCCGCTGGCAGTTGAACGCAGACTCTATCTGGCGCTCATCCGGTGACCGGCTTTTGAATACTGAGGAGTTAACGGCGCTTGCGGATTCGGAAAACGGCCTAAAAAAAGTACGGGCAAAATTCACGGAGTATTTCCGGCAAAACTGCTACGATTTTGAAACGCATGTAATGGTAGGCGAGGCGCTTGAAAAGAAAAACAAACTACCGAAAACATTCAGTCTTCTTACACCTCCAGCGGGCGGTGAATTTATCTGGGATGATGTTGTTCGGATGCGTACCCTGAACTTACAGCAGGCCCAAAACGTGCGCGAAAAACACGTTTGTCCGCTGCAACTTGATATAGTTGAACGGCTGATTGGGCAGTACACAAATGAAGGGGAATTGGTATATGATCCGTTTGGCGGAATTATGACCGTGCCTTATTGCGCCGTAAAACTGAACCGTCGCGGGTACGGGTGCGAACTAAATGAGGGTTATTGGCGAGACGGAATTACATACTTGAGGGAGGCCGAATGGAACCGTGACATACCCACACTTTTCGATGTTGTTGGATTTGAAGTGGAAGCAAAAACGGAAACAAAAATGGATACGCGGTAAAGCAATGAAAAACCCCTATATTTGAACACTTAAACTTTTCATGAGATTGACTCGACACGCCGCAAGGCGCAAGAGACGGGAAACCGGCCGGGCAAAAATGATTGTCCGGCTTCTTTTGTTTTCTCAGAAATGTACAGTATATTTGTAGGACAAAGCAGCGCCGGGGATAGCATTCCCGGTAGTTCGCCCTGAAAGGGGCGATTCTTGGAAACGTAGCAAAGATGGTCTATGCGGAGGACTGAAAATCCTTAAATGTTGGTTCGATACCAGCCGTTTCCACAACGCACACAGATTCCACAACGCACACAGACGTGTGGGGGCCACACGCCGAAAGGCTGCGACAAACCTGATTGAGGCGATTAGCACGGCAAATGGAGCCGGGGCAATTTGGCTGCAAAATGTTTCTTGGTTCGTTTTGCAGAACGATAAAATCAAGCAATCGGTAGTAGTTTAAGGTGGCCCCAAATTTTAAAACCATGCAAGCACCACAACCGATTTACATAGGAGTTGACCCCTCTTTCCGCAAAGGCGGATTTTGGGCAGCAATCTTGGATGAAGAAAGGCGGGTTACGTTCAAATCGTTCGATTTGCTGACCTGGCACGACTGGCTTAGGAGTGGCGACGCGCCGGCGGTGTGTTTTGTGTTAGTCGAAAACAGCAATTTGGACAACCAAACGTACAAAAGACACTTGACAGGAACGCTTGCTGAAAAACTAAAAAAGAGCAGGAACGTAGGGACTAACCAGGCAGTCAGCGAATTAGCCTACCAGAGCGCCCTACGGCGCTACGGCCCGCGCTTCGCCTTTGAGATAGGCCCAGAGGCCAAAGGGCAAAAGATAACGGACGTGCGGATGTTTGAGGGCTTAATGAGACAAGAGGGGATTGAATTGCCGACGGGCGGAACCAACCAAGACCAACGCGACGCGGCAAAGGTGGCGCTGATAATGCGGCGAAAGGTCAGATTAGAAGGAATGATGACTATAAACGAACCGGATGTGCGCTTGGTGCGAGCGTTGCGGGCTTGCTTATGAGGAATGCTATCACGGGATTGGTAAGGGCTATTGGATGGAATCGGGAGTAATTGATAAAGCCATGTATGACGAAAACGGCAACTACAAAAGGGCCATTGAAATAGAGGGTGAAGATTACCCGCTCCGTCAAGTGGTCTTTGAATACCTTATAGAAACTGGCACAGATGAACAGATTTCACGACTTCGCAGGAATGGCAAAACCTTGAAGGAAGCAAATATTTTAATATGAAAAATCTATTAACATACCGCTTCACAATTCACCCGCCTTTCAATAGGCCCAGATTGTGTCACCTTCAATATATTCAGTCACATTGGGGTACTGACCCAACGAATCCGTATCAATCCCTCAAGCAGTGGCATTTTACTATTTGTTTGAATTGATTTATTCTCTGCCGTTTAGGCTTTCTTTAATTGCGCCTAACTGCAAGTTTTCCGCCGTTCGGCGAATAGCCGCAATGGGCGGAAAACAACAGTTAGTTTTAAAACAAACAAATGACCACAAAAGCAAAAGTAAAAGCCTCCGCAAAAGAGGCTGAAGAATGGGAAAAGCGGCGGGCATGGGAAGCGGCCTGGCAAAAAAGCGTTGGTAACAAAATATTTCGCCCGGAAAAGGTAATGCTGCAAAAGCAGGTAGTAACGGGCAAAAACCACACGATACTCAGAACGAGCAAGATCGTAAAATGAGCGAACCGAAAACACAAATCGAGCAATGGCAGGAAGTTTGCCAGCACGTTGACGACCTGGTTAATGGTTGCCCGGCGTTGACAGACGGTGATTTGCTCCACGACTGGTATCAGGAAATACACGGCTGGCTATCCTATCTGGGGCATGAAGTAGCAAAATCAGAAAGCGCCTATCTCCAAAAGTGCGCAAAGGACCTAAGTAGCCCGTTAATTTCGGGCGAAGTTTGGGAGCGGATAAAGCGGAGCAGTACAATGCAAAGCAATTATCTTGCAGGCATTAACCCGGAACTTTATGAAATTTGGCAACGGCTTAAGAATTTGAACAGGAATTTGGAAACAATCCTTTCAGATATGCGAACTTTGCTGGTAGGCATTCGGGAAACAGACCGCCGCGACAATATGACGGCGCAGAACCAGCGCCAACAGCCGCAACCGGCGCGGGGCAACAATCCGGCCTTAGTTGACGGTGAATGGCCTAAAGAGCAGAGCAAGAGTTTTTAGACTTAGCCGACCCTAAGGCAAACAAAACAGAATCACACCTAAGGTTCAAAGTCCGGGCGTTTGAAGAAACAACCGGCGAATTTGTAACAGAAAAAAATTCTGGGCTAACGTCTCATCAAATCATTTCAAGGTATAGTGAAATCGACTTCTTTACCGGGCTTTTGGATGCCGACGGGAACGAGATATTTTCAGGCGATATTTTGGAAGATGAATTTGAGGGTGTTCACGACGTTGTTGTTTGGTGTCCCGAATTTCAGTACCACACCAAACACAATTATGATAATTGTCAAGAGGATTTTTCACAACTATATTTGAGGGGAAATATTCGGCAAAACCCGGAATTGATGGAATACCCATGAAAAACACAATCCTAATTTTTATACTCTTCGCCGCCGGTTGCTCGCACCGCATAACAGGAACCGTGTTTGGCGAACACTTCCCGGAGGGCGGCGCCGTTGTTGCTACCGATGTTTCGGCAAAGACGTACCGCACAAATGAATCAGGCTTCTTTTCGATCAAAGTCAAGAAGCCGCTACCGGATAGTTTCTTTGTTTTCGCGTGGAACCCGAAAGACACGGCCCGAAATTTGGTAGTAGAAAGATACTATCCAGGCGGGGGCCGGGTTCACCTCCGATTAAGAAATAAATAAAAAACATCCTCGGCGGGATGGGCTTTTCATTTTGTTTTGTTCGCAGTCGGCAGCATAAGGCTACCGGCTGCTTTTTAATTTCAGGCATTATATTTGCCGCAAATAGTGTATATTTGCTATCTAAAACGTACTGATTATGCGACCAAAAAAATATTTAGGACTGACCGGAATGGCATGGATGGCTATCGGCATTCTCGTTGCTATTGGAGCCGCCGCTTGGTATTTCTGGACACCGTAGGCATGAAAGCAGTATTTATATTCATCCTGTTAATTGCCGCCGCCGTTGGGCTGTTGTACGTCCTTGGTAGTAAATTTGATCGTTGGTCAAGATGAGCAAATACACGCCAATCGGCAAGATCAAACTAAACCCGGCAAACCCGCGAATAATCCGGGATGCAGAGTACCGGGATTTGGTGCGCTCCATTGCGCAGTTCCCAAAGATGCTGTACAAACGCGGGGTAGTTGTTGACGGCAATTTAATGGCCTTGGGCGGAAATCAGCGGTGGCGCTCTATCCTGGACATACTCAAAATGCCTGAATCGGATTTGCAGGCGCTTACAGCAAAGCAGCCGGACGCTTACACGCTTTGGGAAGTTCTACGGGAAAAGAAAGCAGTACCGGAACAGTGGATTGTAGACGGCTCCGATTTTACCGAGGAAGAAATACGGCGGTTTATAATTGTTGACAATATTCAGAAAGGCGAGCATGATTGGGACGCGCTTGCAAACGGATGGGATCAGGATGAGTTGGCTGAATGGGGTTTGCGGGTTCCTGGTTGGGGAGAAGGTAAACAAGAAGCGCAGGAAGATGAGTTTGAAATACCGGATGAGATCAAAACGGATATTGTGTTGGGTGACTTGTTCGAGATTGGCCCGCATCGGCTTTTGTGCGGGGACAGTACGGTGGAGGCTGACGTTGCGCGGTTGATGGATGGAGCGAAGGCGGATATAGTGTTTACCGATCCTGATTATTCAATGGATGTAGACGCGCTATTTAAGTGCTACGAGAACACAAAGGAAACATACTTAAAGGCGTCTTTGTGGGTTTGTGCAGACAAGCAGGCTGTTCGCCTTGCAAATTACGACATCGAAAAGTTTAGCAGTTTTTTTATACATGACTTTAAGGTTCCGACGCTAATATCAAACAAGCGGGCAATGCAGCGCCATAACATGATTTGTGTTTTCGGTAGTGCTGCAATACACAACAGAAAAGACGGTTTTACGACAATAGTTTCAATTGCTACAGAGAGAACCCTCGAATCTCATAAAGTTACGCGCATGGCAAAGCGCATTGGATTGCCCGCCGCGTTTATTGAACACTTCACAGAGCAAGGCGAACTAATACTTGACATTTTTGGCCATTCGGGTTCTACGATGGTAGCGGCGCATCAATTAAACAGGCGCTGCAATATGATTGAAATAGAGCCTAAGTTTTGTCAGTGCATTATTGACCGGATGCTAAAAAATGACCCTGGAATCGAAATAACAAAAAACGGCAAAGAATATTTGCATAACTCTTTGGAAACCTGTAACTTGGCTGTTATTTAATAAAACAAAACAAAATGGCAGCAATTTATCAGCCCTCCGGGGCAGCGCGGGAATATAGCCCGCTAGCAATGAATTACATCAATGGATGCGACCACGGTTGCGTTTATTGTTATGTTCCAAAAATGATGAAACGATTCAGGGCAAACTGCGGTTGGTGTTTGATGAAAAGCCGGTATTTGCTGGCCAATTATGCCTTAAGTTAGATACTGATGATTTGACGGAGCACGAAAAGCGGATATGGCCCAAGAGGATAAAATCCGACAAAAGCATGTCAAGTATTATTAAGCGGCAAGAGGGCCGCGATGCGTGGTTTTCGCATTCTTTACTCCATGCTAATGAGGTTGCCCCAACGCTATTATCTGATTCAATGAGTAAATATTTGTGGTTTGATTACCCATACCACCTGAAGCCAGACGAAGCAAAACAAATAGGGTCCTATCCTATGGATTTTAATTTCAATAAAATAAGTCCAGATTATTTAATCGGAATGAGCGTGCCGCCAGTAATGACAGCCCAAATTGCGCATCAAATTTGGCTGCAATGGTTGAGTAAGATAAGTGTTAAAAATAATGTTTGTTTATTTCGATAAAAAGCATTATATCTAGGTCTAAACAAAATGAAATGAACAATATATTTTCTTTGTCGAAGCGGGCAAGCAATGCCGGAAAAAAAATGCTGCCCTACCAACATGCAAAAGAGGCTGTAAGCGGATTTGCAAAAGGCGGGCGGGTTATTGGCCTTACAAAAGGCCAATTTTCTCTTTTGCACCTTATAAGGGAAATATTGGAGCATACTGGCCGTGCTGATGTTACAATATCAACATGGTCGGCTGGTCTATATGACGCGTCAGCGCTGTACGAATTGAAGCAGTCAGGTAAAATAAAATCTGTGTTGATAATCACAGACAGGTCTTATATTACGAGACAGAAAGAATACGCGACAACGCTGGAGCGTGCTTTTGGAAAAGAGTGTATCAGGACAACCAACACGCATGCAAAGTTTGTCCTGATATCAAACGATGAATGGAGTGTTTGTATCAGGTCGTCAATGAACTTGAACGAAAACAAGCGCTGTGAAAACTTTGATATTGATGACGACCAAGATATTTTCAATTTTTATCAGGGGTTTTGTGATGAAATATTTGAAAAAATGCCGTCAGGATTCACAGAAAGCAGGGCTATTGTAGACCCTGTTTTTTCTGAAATAATGGGGGATGATGGCCGGGCTTTTGTTTCAGAGGCTGGCGCAGATGGGGCGTGGGATATGGCTTGGGAGTAAAAGTGTTAAAAACTACGGATAAACTACGGTAAAACAACGTGGCAAGAAACGCGAAAGGACAAGTAGACGGTAGCGAAGGAAACACGTTTTCCAGCACCAACCAACCCGAAAACAGGGGCCGGAAGCCTAAAATATTCTCCCAAATAGCAAAAGAGTTCAAAGCGCGCGGCATTGAACCCGCAACCCCTGAAGCGGTAAAAGAGGCATACGAATACATCCTTGCCTTAACGCTGTTAGAAGTGCTCGAAATAGCCGGCACTCCGAAAGACGAGGCAAACGATTACCCTATGCTTGTTCGATTGGTTGCGCAGGAGGTGACAGGAAAGCGGAAAATGGAAATGCTGAGTGATATGTTAGATCGGGCGCACGGCAAGGCACGGCAAAGCACAGATATGAACGTGAGCGGCAGCCTTAATGTAGTTTGGCACGAGGAACTAACCCACGCGGATGAAGTTAACGAGAAAGCAGACAATAGCGATTGAGCACCTAAGGGACCGCATCACGACTGAATTATATTTTGGCGGTGGAGCGGGTGGGGGTAAAACAGCGCTTGGTTGCTACTGGCAACTACAAAACAGAACGCTGTTTTACCCCGGAACCCGTGGAATGATTGGCCGCTCTGGCATGAAATCACTACGGGAAACAACCCTGCAAACGTTCTTTGAGGTAGCGGCAAACCAAGGCTTTAAGTTAGGCGACCATTACGAGTTGCGCGGGGCCGGGCATAGCGAAACGCCAAACTGCCTTTATTTTCCGCTCAAAAAAGGCGACTCCTTTATTTTCCTAAAAGATTTGAAATATTACCCCTCCGACCCGGAATACACGGAGTTGGGTTCACTTGAAATCACAGACGCGTTTATTGACGAGTGCGGAAACGTGGAGTACAAGGCAAAGGACATTCTTACCAGCCGGATACGGTACAAGATCAAAGAATTGGATTTGGCTCCTAAGTTGCTGATGGCCGGTAACCCGGTTTATAATTGGACGCGCTCGCAGTTTTATGAACCTTGGAAGAAAGGCGAAATGCCCGACTACAGGCAGTTTGTACAATCCCTTGCCCGTGACAATCCCAACCTTTCAGAATCTTACCTGCTTCAACTTTCCCGGCTTGACCCGATAGCGCGGGCACGACTGGAGCAGGGCGATTGGGATTTTATGGAAACGGAGGGGCAAATATTCAACTATGACGCCATTTCGGATATGTTCACCAATACGTTCGTGCCTCGCACGGGTGAACGGTACATAACGGCTGACCCGGCCTACGGCGGCGCAGATACGTTCGTGGTTGCGGTTTGGGATGGTTGGGTGGTGATTGCCCTATTTGAGTACGATAAGACAAGCAGCCTCGACGTTACGGCTATAATTAGAAAGATAGCGATGGAGTACAACGTACCGGGCCGGCGTATTGCTTTTGATGCTACGGGATCGGGTGAACACTTACGCGGCGATCTTTCAAGCGCCGTGCCGTTTGTTGGCGCGTCTGCAGCGATCAAAACGGACAAAGACGGAACCGACTTGCAAAAACAGGCAGGCAGAAAGCCGGGTTTTAGAAACCTTCGCGCCCAATGTTTTTTTGCGCTTGCAAAGCGCTTAGACGATTGCGGCATTTTTTTTGATACAAATAGTGTACATTTGCAAGAGCGAACGCGGCAGGAATTGCTTGCTACACGGCAGGCTTCGACAAAGGACGGTGAGCCGCTTTTGATAATTCCGAAAAGTCAAATTACTGAGTCAATAGGACATTCCCCCGGCATTGCAGACGTGCTTTCAATGCGGGAAGTGTTCGACCTGGAACCATACAAACAACGCAGGCCACGTTTAGCGCGGGCCGGTTAAATAAACAAAACATGGCAATAACAAAAGAGCAAGCGCTTGACCACATGGCAGAGGTGTACGAATACTGCCTAAGCACAAACAACCTTGGATTTAATCACACGATGAGCCGAGAACTATTCGTGTGGATGCAGCGCCATTGGGCGAGCGCCGGCGTTGAACGCGCACAGGTCATCCGCCGGAAAGTAACGGCAGAAAGCAAAGAGCAAAAAAAAACGACCGCGCCGGGAACAACAGAAGCGCAGGCAAAGGGGCTGACAACATTCAAGCCCCATCTATCCGGCGAACCCCGGTTCAAAGCCCCGCTAAAAGCGATGGACCCGCCGAAAGTGAGCAGAATCGAAACAGCGCAGGAAGCAGATCAGCCGGCCCCGCAACCCCAAAGCCCGCCTACCGAAAAAAAACAAAAGGTTGCGGCTGTTGAATTGACGGCAGATGAACTTGCCGCGCTGGTTCAATCTAAGCCCCGCGCTATTTTGATGCAGTATGGCGAGCCGCGAATAAGCCTAACCCTGCAAACGGTGTACGGCGTTGGTGAAGACGATATGCCGTCAAGCGGAAGCCAAAAGGCGGCGCTGCTGAAACAAAAGGTAATTGAAGCGGGCAAAAAATGAACCAAATCCACCTAAAAGCATCAAATGGCAGAATCATAGCCACGCTACCCGCTTACGAAAGTTTGTACCAAGTTCCTTTGAGCCGGTACATTGACTTTTTGAAGGCACGGGAAGCGTTGGACGACAAAGAGAAATTGGAGGCCGGAGAATTGAACATACCCCGCGTGTTGGCTCAATCAGTTGGCGCGTTTATGGGTCTATCTATTTATGATGTAATATCGGCAGAGTACGGCAACTTTGAAGATGAGGAATCGGAAATCAAAAACCTTACCTCAACGTATGTGTGGATAATCAACCTGTTGGGAACGTTTACCGGAAAGATAAGAACGCAGGAAGACTGTATATTCACATACAAAGGCGAACGGTACATAATACCTGTAATAGGATCACAGGTACTTACAAGTCTTCCTTTGCTGCCCGACCTTGAAACCGGAGGGTCGATTGAGGCTTACGAAATTAAACGAAAGGCTCAAGCGAAGATTGAAAGCGATGACCCGGAGGGGTCGCACCTATTTTCGTATTACCTTGGTCTACTGGCTGTACTTTGCCGCAAAAAAGATGGGCTGTCGGATAGTGACATGGACAAACCGTATTTGCAAAAATACATAACAACGTGCCGCGACAGAGGGCATATTTTGGATTCCGGCAGAATACCAGACGACTTGCCTATTCCTGAAAATGACGTAGAGGGTTATATCAATGACCGCCTTTTGCATTTTCAGGAAATTGACGCAGGCACCGCCTTGGATGTAGATTTTTTTTTGGCCGGTTTGATGAAGCCCTCCGCGCAGACGGGCGCTGCCGTTGGTTTTTTGAGCAACCACGTTTTCGCCCTCGTTCAGGCACATCAGAAGCGAAGAGAGCAGAAACCGAAGCCTTCAATCGCGCGGTTCAAAGAGCAAGGGAAACGTTTGAGCAAGTCGGCTGGCGGCAAACGTATCTCAAAATCCTTGAACGGGGGTGGTTTACGGAAAGCGGGCAAAGCCCGATAGAATCAATGAAGCGGAGCCGGTTTTTGGATGCGGTTCGACTTATTAGTTTAGAAAATGCAGACCTTTAGCACATGCAACCAACCTTAACAGACATATACGGCGCTTTACGCGACAGCGTCCGGTTTGCCCCAAAGCACGAATACAACCAGCCTAAAACGTGGCGCGTATTGCAGCAGTCCTTGGGCGTTGAAATATCAACCGACAACTTGGGCGCAACGATATGCGACAAAGACAAGCCGTATTTTTGGAGCCTGTTATGGGAGGAAAGCGGATATAGGACAATAGCATGGGATTTTCCTTTAGCGTTTGCGTTTGAAATGCCGGGAGTAATCAAAGACCCGTTTGGCGGCGCTCCACAGTTCATATATGCGCTACAGGTCGGTGTGTTGGATGTCCTTTCGGATGACAAAGCCGGGCGGTCATGTGTAGGCCGTAACGGTCGCATGGTCAACGAAATTAATGACAGTACGCAGGCAATGCTCCAAGCCCGTTTGGAATACCTCAAAAACACATATCAGTATAGCATAGACGGCGGCGCTCCTGTTTGGGCAAATAAGACGTTTGTCGAGCAAGGCGAAGCAGCGCAGCGATTCTCGGCCAACCGATTTGGCCCAAGCATAACCGACAAAAGCCAAAGCCTAAACCAGGACGTACCGTTTTTCAGGGCCGAAAAGGTGGGCAATATTTACGGGACGGTTACAACGCTTCGCTTTTACGGTGATGGCTGCGTAACGCCGGAATGGAATTTTAACGAAACTGACTTTGGCGTTTTTGCGCATGAGGCGGGGTGCAATGATTGTTAGGGTATGCCCGACGAGACCAAACACTTTTCAAGCGCCATTGAGCGCTCCATGCAAGACCTACAAAAACGCTTAATCGCAGAATTGCAGGCGCAAGGCCACCGGCTTACCGGGGCGCTGGAAAAGTCTATCCAGTACGAGATTACAACAACGCCGGGCCGGATTGTTGCGGTAATGACGGCGGCTGATTATGGCTTGGTTATGGAGTTCGGCGTACCGGCCAACCGGATACCCTACGGGGGCAGGAAAGGCGGGGGCGGGGTATCGAAATACATTCAGGGGCTTGTCCGGTTTTTTGAATTGCGGGGGCTGAGCAGCAAAGAGGCATTAGGCGCGGCATTTGGTACGGCACAAAAGCATAAGCGGGAAGGTATGCCGTCGCGGGGTAGTTACGCCTTTTCATCGAACGGGCGGCGTACGGGATTTATCAAAAACACGTTGGAGCAGTATTTGCCGATATTGACTGCAAGCCTAAACAGCGAAGCGCAGGCGGTTATTGAACTTATTATTGGCGAAGATATTCGCCTGGACCCGTATAAAATTGCAGCATAAATATAACGGTTGAAGCGTCGTAGGCATGGCCAAAATTATATTCGAGTTAGTAGTCGAAGATGCGGGACTAAGCGCCCAAATCGAACGGACGCGGGCAACAATCCGCGAACTGAACAAAGAAATAAAGGCCAATCCAGGCCCGGAACGCTTCAACCAATTAGCGGGTGAACTGTCAAAGAACCGGCGCGAACTTGCCGCGCTCACCAAAGAGCAACGCAACCTAAACAAGCAGTTTGAGGCGCTCAAAGTACCGAAAGACAGTTTGGCAGGGCTTCGCCTGGAATACGGGCGGTTAGTGACAGCGGTGACAAATCTAACAGCGGCGGAACGAAATAGCGCATTTGGGCAAAGCCTTATCAAAAGCGCCCGCAATACCAAAAAAGAAATTGACGGCATAGAGCAGTCAATGGGGCGCTTTACCGGCAACGTGGGCAACTACCAAAGCGCGTTGAGTGGCCTTGCTAGAGCATTTGGCGCGTTGGGTATAGGATTGAGTGTTGGTGAGATAATAGGAGCCAACACGCGAATATCTGACAGCATAGCCGACGTTGCAAAGACAGCCAACATAACGGTAAAAGAGGCGCAACGGTTATCCGACGCGCTAGAGTTCCGAGACACCCGCACTAGCCTGGTAGATCAATTGCAAATAGCGCAGATAGGCGGGCAGTTGGGTGTAGCGGCAAATGAATTAGAGGGGTTTACGGAATCGGTTGACGTTCTGAATGTCTCACTTGGCGATCAATTTGGCAATGTTGAAGAAATTACCCGCGTTATTGCAGGCTTGCGAAACGTGTTGACAGACTTCAAAACTGACAATGTTTCAGATGACATTTTGAAGATCGGTAACGCGTTGAACTACCTGGAAGCACAAGGCAACGCGACCGCGCCAACGATTGCTGAATTTGTAAACCGGATCGCAGGTAGTGCTATTCCGCTTGGAATTACGACCGATCAAGTTTTCGGATTAAGTACGGCGTTGGCTGAATTGAACATAAACCCCGAACGCGGCGCAACTGCGATAAGTAACCTGCTTATCGAGATAGCGAGAGCGCCGGACGTTTTTGCAAAGTCGCTAAACATACCGATTCAAGAATTTGACACACTTGTAAGAACCGATTTGGTAGGAGCATTATCGCTTGTATCCGAAAAGGTAGTCAACGGATCGGCTGATAATGTAGAGTTTGCGCAAACGCTTGAAGCGCTTGGAATAGGAAGGCAGGGTGCTATCGAGGCGCTCAGTAAGTTGGGCGGAAACGTTGACCTGCTCAATAAGCGGATCGGAGAAAGCACAACCGTGCTACAAAGTACCGATTCGGTTTACGCCGAATTTGACAAAAAGAACAACAACGCGGCGGCGGCGGTCGAAAAACTGAAAAACTCTATTGTTAACCTGATAACCAGCGAAGGTGCGCAGGACGCTATCGAGGCGGTGGCGAAGGCGGTTACAAATCTGGTTACGGTTTTGGGGGAGTCTCTGGAACTTGTTTCTGAAAACAAAGAGATATTCGCGGGCCTTGCCGCTGTTCTGTTGTCCGCAACCGGACCCGGCGCAAAACTCAATAGTGTAATCCTTTCGCTGTTTGAATCTACACGGGCGGCGGCGCTTGGAATGACCCAAATGACTGGGGCAACGGTAGCGCAGACCATAGCAACAAATGCAAGCACGGTTGCAACCCGTATTTTATCCGCTGTTCAGGCAGCGCTTCCGTTGCTTGCTCTGGTTGCTGGAATATACGCCGTAGTAAAAGCATTCGATGTTTACAATGCAAGCCTTTCGGCGTCCGAAAAAGCAAGCCGGGCGGTATCGGATGCGCAGGAAGAAATAGCACAGTCAAGCGCCAAAGAGATCGTGTCCCTAAATGATAGCATATCAGTATTGCAGGACGTTACAGCCTCGCAGGAAGCAATGGCAGGGGCTATTAAGAAACTCACGGACGCATACCCCGAATACTTACGCGGCATTGATCTGGAAAAGGTCAGCGCCGCGCAGTTGACAATAATACAGCGCGAACTTACAAACGAAATAATAAGAGGCGCGGCGGCGCGGGCAAAGAGCAACGCACAGTCTGATATTGCCGGTAAGATTGTTCAAAAGCAGTTGAAAGTTTCTGAACTTAAGGAGAAAAAACAGGCTGGCGGTTTTTCTTTTCAAGACCTTGATTTTATTATTCAAGGTGAGGAGCAAAAGATCGCCAAACTTAATGAGCAGTTACGGGTTACCGGGGAACGGTTTGACGAGGTATTTAAACTAAATCAGCCGATCAAAAGCCTTATTGATACCGGCGCTATTAAAGCAGAGGTTGACCTTACAAAAACATCATTAGAGGAACTTAAGAAACTTGGCACAGCGGCGGCTAAAGAGGAAATTGCAGCGCGAAACAAGAAAAAAGGATTGGGGTTAACAGGGAAAGGCGACAAAAAAGACGCTGAAAAAGCGGCGGCTGACAGAAAGAAACGCGATGACGATGAGGCGAAAAGCATAGAAGCGCAGGATAAACGAATCAGGGAAATCAAAAAGTCATTGCGCGATTTGTCCGTTGATGACGAAGAAGGCTTTAATGCAGATTTGGCCGAACTTGAAAACAAACGGATTGACTCCCTGGAAAAGAACGCTGAACGCCTGCAAGCGTTACGGCAAAGCATTGGCGAGCGAACAGGAAAGGCGGTAACGGCAACAACAGGGGCAGAGATAGCGAAACTACCGGACGCGCGGCCTGCCGACATTACAGAGGCTATGCTGATCGATCAAGAAACGGTTGCGCTCAATTCCGCCTTTGATCGGCAGCGCACAGAATTGAACGTACAACGGGAAAAGACGGTACGGGAGCAGGAAACGGAACTACGGACGCTCTTACTTGAAGTCAACAAGATAGCGGCTGAAAATGAAGTTTCAATAGCTGAAAATGTACAGTCGGATATTCAGCAAAGTTTTACCAACCAACGCGAAACACTTACCCGCGAATTTGAGCAACGCAACCGGACCCTAGTTGAACAACTAACAACCCGGCAAATAACACAACGGGAATTTGATGAGCAAACGCTTTCAAATCAGATTGAGCAGCAAAACCGGGCGGTAGCGATTGAGGAAGATTATGCCCGCCGGATAAGCGAAGTAGTTACGCAGGTCCGGGACGTGAAAATATCGGCAGCGCAAACGGCGCTCGATGCACAGTTGAACGCTATTGAGAAGCAACGGCAAACAGATGTAGCGGATATTGAAAAGAAAGGCGGCAGCAATGCGGCAGAATTGGTATCAGCCGTCAACGCAAAAGCGGCAGAGGATGCAACGGCGGCGCAACTTCAGTTCTCGGACGCTGTTAAGCGCACGACATTGGAGGCGGAACAGGTGCAACTTAATTCAGTAGATTCGGTTAACGCCGCGCAGGATGCGGCGCACCAACAGGAATTAGAGCGAATACAAGCAGAAGCAGAAGCCAGAAAGCGAGTAAGAGACGCTGCTATTGATGCAGGTGCGCAGATAGCCGGTAGCCTGCTTCAAATCCAGCAAAACAAAAACAAACAAGAAACCGACGCAGAACTTACGGCGCTCGATAAGCAGTATGCAAAGAAGATTGAAGCGGCAAAGGGCAACACGAAACTTCAGGAAAAACTCGAAAAGGAATTAGGCGAGAAAAAAGAGGCAATACAAAAACAATCCGCTGAAAAGGAAAAGCGAATTTCGATTATTCAGGCCGTTATAAATACTGCGGTGGCGATTACAAAGGCGCTTCCAAATATTTTTCTTGCTGCATTTGCCGCCGCCGCTGGCGCTGCTCAGATAGCAGTAATCAATTCGCAACAATTTGCAGAAGGTGGCTTCGATGAGCAACGGCCTGGCCAATCGCGACCAACAACCAGCAACCGAAAAAAGAAAACAGGAACATACCCTTTGCAAATGTGGGAAGCCCTGCCGTCAATGGATTCAGGCGGATACACGGGCGGCGGGCTTTCATTTCGGGACGATACCGGGCGGCGTGTTGCCGGAAAATTGGCTGGCTCCGGGGCTGTTGTCCATGAAGGGGAATATGTTGCACCGGCTTCGCAGGTAAAAGCGCACCCCGAACTATTTCAGGAACTTGAAAATGACAGGATAAGAAAGGCCCGCCGGGGGCTATACCACCGTAAATTTTGGTAACTTTGTACACCTCAAACCGTTTGCAGCAGGCGGCTTTTCTGATCCTGTTATTGGGCTGCCTTCTTCCTCACAGTTACAACAGCAAACGGTAGTCGTACAATCAAACGCGAGTTTTACAGATGCACAGGCAGAGCAGATAGGCAGGATAATTGCAGCGGAAAACGCGAAAGAAACACGGCGGGCGCTTGGTGAAGGGCTTGGGGATGCGAATAGAAGATTGGAGCGGGAGGCGTCTTTGGAAGAGCAGCGGACGGCATAAAAAAGTAGCGCCTTCCGATTTGCATCAAAAGGCGCTGTCAACAAATTGCGTTTTTGTAAAAGCAAAGGTACTAAAAATATACAAATGGCATTAAATCTAACATCACAACCAAGCCAAAGCGATCCTATCCCAATTTCTGATTGCCTACGGTGGGTGTTTCAGGCTGACGATGCCGACGTAGTGACCACTGCGGGCATTCAGGCCGAATTGGTCGTAACCTTTCCCGGCTCACCGTCTGACCCTGGCAACGGAACAGAATTTACGATTTGGGGCCATTTGATGACAACGGACGGTGCAACGGATTACACGGCAACCTCTTTCAAGGTTGTTGCGGGTGACCAAGGGCAAACGATGAACAACTTTGCTGCAATGATAGCGGCAAATTTCTACTTCAACCGGGCTGTAACGGTAACGGTAGGGGCAAGCACGGTTACGCTTACCTGGGATGATTGCGGAGAGCAGGAAAACTTTGGTGCAACACAAATGGAGTTTGCAAACATAATTGGAAACGCTATCACTTCAGCCGCGCCCGCAAACGGCACGACGCCGGTCTACGTTGACGGCTACCGGATTCAATACCGTATGTGGCGTATTGATATTAACGGGCCAAATGACGGGCCTGTAATGGCTTATGAGGGCATGACGCCAAACCTACTCTGCACAAGTTCGGAGGAAGCCGCGTTTGATGGTATGCCAACGGCACGTGAACTACTGAACACGCCTTTGCCGCCGTTGGATAACACACATCCAGTTGTTAGTTACGACGGCATTATTCAATATTTTAGCCTTCAATACGGGTGGACCTACCGGGATGCAAATTGTCAGGCGCTGAGTGGCGATTTTAAGTTTTCACAAAGGCCGTCTGTTTGGAATGCCTATTTTCAGCCTGAAGATGTGTACCGGGTGCGGAAATATTGGCCTGGTGCTGCGGGCGGTTTGCCGGCTGGACAGTTGCACGTTAAGTTCCTGACTGCGAAACCTGAAACGCTCAAAGTCCTAACCGACTCAAAAGTCTGGCTTTGGTACATGGTCAACGAAGCGGTGCAGTCGTTTTCGCAGTTAAAACTACGGGTGGTTGCTCAAACAATATCCGGGGGCAGCCCTTCGATTGACGTCAATATCACAAACAGCGGCTATGGTATCAACGCTGTGAATGTTTCGCCGTCGTATATCGTAACCTTGGGACTTGCCGGTGTGACAATAAACACCCTGGAAAGTTATTCGCTTGCTATAATTGCAGACACTACTCAGATTACAGAGGCAACGTCATATTATCTGCTCAGGCCGTGCGATACGTCGCTGCACACTGACTTGTATTTTCTCAATTCGGTTGGCGGCATTACGACCCTACCGGTACAAATCATTGAAAAGAACGCGAATCAGTCAGGCGATGAAATTCTGTTGGATGTTCCCTGCACAGCAAGCCGGGAAGAAAAGGGAAAGTACGGCGGGCGAACGCTATCCAATATCCGGTCTTACGAATCATTCACTTTTCGCTCGCTCGAAAACGGAACAGAAGTAAATGACGTTTTCAGAGACCTGAAATTAAGCCCGCAAAGATGGGTACGACGTCGGGCGGAAAACGGCGCCTGGATAGCCCGAAAACTAATAATAGACTCGGGCGGGGTGAAGATATACGAAGACGGGCCAAAGGTGACAGTAGAGGTAAGCGGATACCTTGGAGATATATTAGTTCAATCGGGCACAGAACCAATCCTATAATTTGGGACAATTAACTCAAATACTAGCAAAGAATTTGCCCGATGCGGCCCGGACGCGCTTGGGTGGTGTTTCGCAGGTGTACCTGGATACGCCGGCTGATTTTTCGATACGATTGTCAAAGGATGTTGAAAAGTTAAGCGACCTGAACAAAATAAAGGTAGAGGGGGCGCTTAGGACTTCTATTGATTTTACGGATACGAATAACGCGGTATTGGTTGAATACCTTACCCCGCTCACCACAGATAAGCGATCAAAGTGGATTGACGTTGTAATCTTTGTCGAGGGCATACCTACATCGTTTACCCGCCTCTACGTTGTTGCAAAGAACAGCGATACGCGAACCTGGGAAGTAGAGGCGGCGCTTCCGGAAGATCACTGGATTGAACTTTCATCAAACAAGTTCATCAATACGATTGATTACGGGGGCTACAGGTTCACAAAGGCGAATGTTTTAACGTCGTGGGACTACCCTACTTATGATGGAGATTTTACACCCACGCAGGACGGCAGCGGGTGGAATGGAGCCTATGGTATGTGGCCTGCCGATTGTGGCGATTGGGTAGACCGCAAAACGCCGGACCAAAACACGATCAAGCCGGTAAAAATGATGGCGGTGGAGGATATTCGCCCGCACGTTAATTTTATCTACCTTTTAAAACGCGGCTTTTGTGAAATAGGCTGGACCTTGGGCGGGCTGCTACTTGAAACAGAGTGGGCGCTATCTCTTTGGGCATACCTGCTACGGGAACAATACTACACCGGCAAAGGATACGACGGCGTACCCTACGGGAAATACTGTCGGCTGATTGGTCGGATTATTGACTTTTCCGACTCCTATGCAATTACAAAAATATCGCATGCAGACCCTTATTTATATTTTACGGTGCTGGACTATGTTGGCGCATCTGGTTCTGAATTGCTCTTCCAGGGCGGGCCGAATAAGTATTTATGTGGAATACAAAACCCGCTACCATTTAAGGCACGGTTTAAGTTTAGCCTTAAGATAAGTTTGAAGCAATTAGGGTTCGCTGGGAGTACTGCTATTTTTAGAGTAGTAGAAGTTGATCCGAACGACACGCAAAATGAAGTGTTTACCGGCGAAATATTGTCAGACGACGCAGAAATAGCGCTTGACCCGGCGTTAAATTCAATTACATTTTACGCCTTTGATTTTGACGTTGAGTTGGAGCCTGGGCAAAAGGGCGCGATTGACTTCGATGGTATTTTTGTTCTTAGCGTACTGAATGGCCTTTGGTTTCGTTGCGAGCCAAACAATGAGGCGCTTACAAGGAATGACGAAATAGATTTGCGCACCTGCTTATCTGAAGAGTGGACTTTATTGGATTCGCTCAAAGCGTTTTCACATATTACAAACGGCAGGATTGAAACCGACTACGGCTCAAAGGTCATAAACGTATACCCGGAACGGGCGGCGTACGTGTACGCAGACCGTGTGCCTGGATTTATTCGGGACGATATACCGGCTGAAGATATTGCCCCTTTCGTACTTCCCAACTCCGTTAAGATGCGGTTTGTCCGGCCTGACATTAAGCGCTACACGGTTTTGAAATTTGCAGACAGCACAGACGAATATATTGACAGTTTGCCGCTCACGGATCCGCTACACAGCCGTAAGATTCTGAACGGCGAAGACCTATTGGACGAGACAGAGGAAATTGAAAACCCGATGTTTGAGCCGACGGCAGAAGGGCAAAGCAATCTGCTAAAGCAGGTGGATTTTTCGATCATAAACAGGCCAAACGCGCCTGTACCGTTTCTGCCCCGTTATTGGGATAATACAGACGGGAACAGGTCGTTTAAGATAGGTCCACGTATTCTATTTGCCTTTGGAAATTCGATACAGGTAAACCCCTCACCAATAGACCCGGTAGGCGGGTTTACGGATAAATATGCCGCGTTTTATTTTGACCAATATAGCACTTCATCTACACAGTTTGGGTACGCGACACAGTTTCGAACATGGAACTTGGACCCGACGCCAACGATTGACGGTAATGTTGTATTTGGCCGGGCCGCATCTGACCTTTTCGTTAATTTTTACATTGGCCTTACGCAGGATAACCGGGGCGGGGTAGAAATTGACCTACTTCAGCAGATGACAATGGCGCAGTATCAGCGCTACAATTTCCGGGGGCTGTTTTCTTTTCAGTACGAAGGGCGGCACCTTCGCGTACCGCAAACCAGCATCCGGGATTTTACGCCGAATATTCCAACGCCGGTTCAATACTTCGCCTCACCTGTTGAAACCGAATGCTGCGACCTGCCTTGCTCTTGCCGGTTTACTGAGTGTGACTATTACCAAGATTTAGGCGAATTTATCCAGCAATCCACGATGGATGACCTCAATATTTCATCTTTCAAAATTGACGACGTTGAGCAGTTGACCAGCCCGGTATATTTAGGCCAGTTGAATATTATTGACCTGGGCGGCGGGCCGTATGTGACTAACCTAGTGGACGCGCTTAACTCCATCGGAGCGCCTTACTTTTCGTTTTCATACCATACCCGATCACATGCAACGCGTGGTATCCGGTTTTTCAAAATCAAATGGCCTGCCTGTCAGGGCTTTGAAATCATTGTTTCAAATGTTGGTGCGGAGGTGTACCGATACAGGCACGATAGCCAAAATGAGCAATGGTTTGCCGGGTCATGGGGTCCGATTGGATACGCGCCCGCTACGTTTACCGCGCCTGATAACTGTGTAACGACAATCGAATATTGATATGAATAAACTAAAAATATTGCTAATCATAGCCTGTTTTGTATTTGCGGCAAGCGCCTGCAAAAAAGATGAATCTCAAATAGCATTGGCCGGAACTTGGTGTACCCTTGTCCCTTTGGAGTTATACTACTTCACAGACATGAGCGTATTTTCGCAGGCAACCCGACCGGGTGAACAATGGATATACGACCAGCGCGACAACGAAATAAAGTTTTTCGGAATGCCTGACCGGATTTGGCGCGTCGTTTACGCGCTCGAAGATGAGTTTCAGGTAGTAGAGGAAACAGATACTTTGACGCTTTTCAGAAAGTAATGAGCGAAGCGCTATTTGAGCAGTTCAAAAGCATAAGCCGAAACCGGGCTGAAGATTATCGGCCAACACCGGCAAACGTGCAGCGCTGGCAGTGGCATATCAAAGAGCATCAAAAGCGACAGGAAGAAATAGCGCAGGCAAAAAAATGGGAACGGGATTTGCCGGAAAGTTTCTTGAAACTGATTGAACGGCGGCGGGTACGAAAGTGGGAAGAATTCGATGAGCGAACGCAAAGCATATACAGGCACATTTCCGATCAATTCACCGGCTTTCCGGTTTACGCTTGTGGTAGTCGGGTCCGGGGGGACTATACCGAATATTTGGACCCTGAAGAAGTAAAGGAATGGCGAAGACGCGCCGGAAAGTCGGACAAGGAAAGAAGTGACTACGATTTTTGGACGCCGCTTGACGCTGTTTTGTCCGGCGAATTACCACAGTACGCAGACCGTTTGCGGCACGGCGTACCGGATAACGAAAAAATATTAATACCGATGACAGCATGGGACTTTACTAAACTTCCTGACGATCAACATGGGCGAATAATCGAACTGTACAACGATAAGCGATGGAATGAACTTGCAGCGCTGCACGACAAATACAATCTAAGCCCTTACGATTACTGTTGTGAATTGGACGGCCTGAAAAAGTGGTATAAACATGGAATTGAAACAGGGAAAATAAATGCAGACAGCGCAAACGATAACACCGGAGTTTAAAAAAGCGGCAGTAGAAATTGCTCGCTTGTTCGACTTAGCCGACGTTGAAACGTGGGAAGAACTGCCCGACGGTGTGCGCGGTTTTATGTCCCACGTTGAATATCGGGCGCTGGTTGTTCCGTTGGTGTTCCAAGATCGCTGTAATATGTCCTGGCAGGCGCTTTCGATTAAGTACGGGCTATCTGTTCAGGAGGTTAGGACAATCTGCAAAAAGGCGTACTACCGGGCGAATGTTCGCCGTAAATAAACTTATTTTAAATATGAAACGGATACTTTATTTTTTGCTAAAAAAGGATATAATGAAACGGCTGAGTGAAAAGCGCGGGACTCAATTTGTTGATGATGTTATGGCTATTTTAGGAATGCCAACAGATACAACAAACGAATATTTACAATCATTAGAACAAAAAAACCCTGTTAACTCCTAACAGGGTAAATACCCAAACCGTTGCTAAAAACCCCTCTTTGGCCCTACGTTTGTACCGTATTTACAACGTATGGGCGCACAGGCAACAGAATTAAACAAAGAATTGGTACGCCGGAACCCGGCAATAGAGGCTATTTTGGCTAACAGTCAATTGGCTATCGAGTATCAATTTAGGATGCAGTGCCTCAATCAATATCTTACCGATCTTTCCTTACTCGCACACGGGGCAAACTACAAAGACCTTGGAATTGAAGAACGCCGCCGCGCTACCTATTCTGCAATCATTACGCAGATAGAAGGCCGGGCGGTGTTGGTCGAAGATCGGGGTTTAATTCGCAATCACTCCCTCACACCTGAAAACTCCCTGGCAGTAATCCGAATTAAAGGATTTATGCAGGCAGAATCCAGCGGCGGTTCTGGTGGTGTTCGCGGTATGCGCGGCGTTGCTGAAGACTTACGCACGGCGTACAACAACCCGAATATTTCAGGTATCCTACTCGACATTAACAGCGGCGGCGGTGAAGTCACGGCTATGGAGGTGCTGATTGATGCACTTTCGGCCCGTAACAAGCCAGTTGTTTCGCACACACTATTTGCTGCATCGGCAGCATACGGCACGGCAGCGGCTACCGATGAGATTGTGGCACTTTCAGAAGGCACCCGGACGGGTAGCGTTGGCGTTGTGGTATCGGTCAATAAAATGGCTTTGCAGGCATATGCCGACGAATTTATTGACGTGTACGGCAAAAACGCGCCGAACAAAAACAAGGAATTTCGGGCAATGCAAAACGGGGACTTTGGCCCGCTGGAATCTATTGTAGATGAAGCAACAGACCTTTTTCAAGCAAAAATTAAAGCGCTTCGCCCGCTTCGCGGCTCCGAAGATCGCATAAAAGACACTTTGAGCGGTGATGTGTTCACCGCAACAGAGGCCCGCCGTCGTGGATTAATTGACGGCGTTGGCGGGCAGGAATACGCAATTAAAAGGCTGCAAGCGTGGGTTAAGCGCTCGGCATAAACAAACATAAAAAAATACAGTCATGGGACTTTTTTCAAAGGACAATAAATTTTCGGCTGAACTTTTCGATCAATCCTGCGCACTGTTAGGACTTGACAAAGAAAACACCACAGAGGCCGAACTGCACCAGGCAATGATCGACGCCGGAACCGTACAAGGCAATGCCGATAAGGTAGCCAAAGCGGACGCCGCTAAAGAAGTTGCCGAACTTAAGGCGCAAATTGCTGCGCTGACTGCCGAAAAAGAAGCAGCAGTCGAAGAAAAAGCAACCGCCGAAACCGCCCTGGCAGATATTCAAGCGACTGCCGAAAAGTTGCAGGAAGATTTGACGGCTGCAAACTCTGCTTTGGCAATCAAAGTCAAAGAGTGCAACACCTTCGCCGCTGAAGTTGCAAAATTGACCGCAGGCAAAGCGCCGAAAGAAGTAGAAGAAAATGACGACGACCCACAATTTGACAAGGCCCCCGCAGGCAACGGTCGCGTCGTAAAAGTTGATGGCTTGTTTTCAAGCATATCCAACTAGGAGACACATAATACCTTTTCAGACTAAAGCGATTGGAGCGATCACTTTAAATCTGAAAAATAAAAAAATATGGCACGCAGCACTTCCGGTAACATTTGGCCGGTTCAATTGCAAGACGGTTCGAATAACCCCTTAGTGGTACTTGACCGCACACGCGATACGCGCTATTTTGAAATGCGCACGGAAGCAATGATGCGCTTCTTTGACAAGATAGCGATTAAATACGGCGACATTAACTCCGATATGCTCGGAGTATTCAGCCGAATGAATGTCGGACGCGACCTAAAAGCGCGTATCGGCAGCCTTACCACTCCTAACCACCTGTTTAGCAACCGTAAAAACGGCTGCGCTTGGACGCCTAAAGGCAAAGTCCGATTGAACACGCAGGAGGTTGACACTTGCCCGATTGAAATCAATATGGAGCAATGCCCGGATGCGCTCTGGGGAGACTGCTTCGAAATGTTGTTTGGCACGGGTAATGATGTCCGGGATATGTTAGGAACACCTGAAGGCCGCGCAATGTGGGATATGTTTTTGCGTCAAGTGTTTATCGGAGCGGGTAATTCCTTCTTCATGTACACGGCTTTCAGCAATCACCCGCTGATTGAAACGGCAAATACGCTTGGCTTTTGGTCTACCGTAACCGATTCGGACTCCTGGACTGATTATTACGACCAGATGACATCCACCACCTGCGGCGGGTACATTACACTGCTCGACAACCTGGCAGCCGAAGGCCAACCCGGTTTTGATTACCCGGTTTCTTCAGCCGATTTTGACGCGAACGGAAACTTTACGGGCGATATCATCGCATTTTTGGACGGGATGAAAAACTCGACACGCGGTGCATTTCGCGCAATGGTCGAATCGGAGCAGAACCCAGGCCAACCGCGCCCGATCATTATGCTTTCCCGTTCACTGTTCAACGCATACCGCGAATACATCCGCACGACCTACACCGGAATCAGCGAAGGCTACCGCTTTTTGCTAACCGGCGTTGACGGCCAAACGGTGCGGATGCAAAACGTCCTGGACTTTGACGGCTTGCCGGTAATGCACTGGGATGCCTGCACAACTTTCGATAGCATTGTCGGCTCCACCTGCCACCGCGCCGCCTTAATTGCTCCTGGCAGTTTCGGTATCGCTTACAGCGGTGAAGCGACACGCCAATACGAAGGCATGGGAATGCGGATTTTGCAGCGCTTGGAAGCGCCGTACCAAGGCAAAATCTACCTGGATACTGCGCTTCGCGCCGGGGCTGCAATCGCTGATACTGACTTTGTCGTGTACGGATCGCTGTTGCAACATCCGGTGTAAACGACCGTAAACCCATTTTTTCAAAACACTTAAATTAAGATAAATCATGGCTTGCGTTCCAGTAGCATTAGATACCAGCCTTTGTATTAACGCCAACGGCGGGGCGGAATACGCCTACGCTTGTTCGTTCGACAATATCACAGCGGTAACGGTAACAGCCGGGGAAATTTCCGCACTTACGCTTACCGCGCCCCTGGTTAAGTTGGTCCCCAACAAGAACCAGACTTGCCGTTTCGATGAGACGGGCGAACGGCCCAACGAGTTTTCAACCAAGTTTCAGTACAACCAGGAAGGCTTTGCCTTTTTCGCGGGCAAAAGCCACGCGATGAAATTAGTAGCCGATGCTTATTCTCAGTGCTGCCAGTTGGTAGTTTTCTGGGTGCTAAATACCGGCTCTATTGCGATTCAGGGAATCGAGGTTGACGCCGGCACCGCGCTTGGTATTACTTCGACAAAAGAAGGTGATTGTCGCTGTACGCCGTCGCTGCCTTCTGATACGGCGGCAAACGAAGCCCGGCTTGAATTACTGTTCAACAGTAAGGCGCGTTTGGCCGCACCGTACACGACCCTGACGCCGGCTGCACTTGAAGCACTGTAAAAATTGAATCATGGCGAAGAAGTATATTATTGATCCGAAGTACCTGGCAAAGCATCCGAGTTCATTCACGGTGGTGCTTGTTCCGGGCGCAAAGCCTAAGCGGGTTGCAATCGGAGACGGGAATATAACCGTCCCGGCTGGAATCAGAGGGCCGGAACAAAAGCTGACAATACCGAACCCAACCCAGCAGGAACTTAAAATCCTGTTTGAGGCCGGGGTAGGTTATGTAATTGAAATTGACGAACCGACGTCTTTCAGCAAAAAGGCGAAAGACGAAGATGACGAATAATGCACACGGAAAACGGATGCTGCGATGATGATAGCCCTACTGTATTGCCCTCCCCTAAGGAGGAAATGCGTAAGCGTAGGACTTCAGCGCGTGTGCCTGTTCTGTTTGAATTAGATGACCCGATACCAAAAGAGGTCCGGGACACTTCGGAAATTTCAGAAGTTTTTGAAAAATTCAAGTTAGTACCTTATGCAGGTACGGACAAATATACCGGGCATAGTACGTTAGCGTGGTATTTGATGCTCGCAAAACTAAGCCCGACAAACGGCGGCGTAATTGACAAACTGGCAAAATATACCGTAGGCGGGCGGGGCGTGTTTGCGCGTTCAGAAAACCCGGACTACGATATAGGGGAGGAAACGCAGCCGCTAACCAGGCAAGAAAAGATAGCCTATGAACAGGCGATTACTGAGTTCATTGACTTCGATGGGGGTGTACGAAATTTTCACCGGATGCTGGTATGGGGATACAAGGCCACCGGCAACGCCTGGGTAGAAATGTCGGTAGTGACGGTGAAGGGACAAACGCGGATTAAGTTGCGGTACATTCGGCAAACGCATGTAATGTACCGAAAGACCGCGCCGGATGAAATGCGCCTTGGTGTAATTTCTCCGATATGGTCGGAGGCTTATTTGCGCAAAAACCCGCCGCGCGTTATTCCGCTTTACCCAAATTTCACGGTAGAGGACGGCGCAAAAAAAACGCTGTTTCACCTCAAGGCGGGTGATAACAACTGGTACGGACGGCCTGACAGTCAATCGGCTGACCTGTACAAGTACCGGGAGGTTCAGGACGCTATGTATATCGTTAAGCAGGCAGCAAACAACTTTACCGGGCAAATCATTATGGAGGTGGAGGATGACGGCGCGGACCCGGCAATTGACGAAAAAGGCGCTTTTGAGGCGGGTTTCAATTCCTTTGCCGACAGAATGATTGAAAACTATTCGCAGCGAGGCACAGACCCGATGAGTGTATTTGTAACGTCGCGACCATTTGGAAGCAAGCCAATGTTTGTTTTTCAGGTAGCGCCGAACACAAACGAGAACTGGTACAGGGAAACCGGCATAATGTCCGAAAATTATATCCTGGGTGCGCACGGGGCAACGCTTCGGTTTATGGGCAAGGACGCGGCGAACGGGTTCAGTACGGATGCCTTTGTGAGTGATTATGTAATGAATATGGAGCCGGTAATTAACGACCTCCGCACGACAATCATGGTTTTTTCAAACTCCATTTTGTCGGTAGCATGGGAAGCAATCGGACGGCTTGAATTGAATGACATTAGCCTGACTTTCAAAAGCCCGATACAAAGCCAGATTGAGCAATACAAGCAAACTATTGATAATCAAAACACGCTTCAAAATCCCAAACCTGAATTAGTGTAAGCGGTATGGCAAACCTGATTACAGCATATGAAGTCAAAAGATACGCACCGGCTGGAAGAAATTACCCGGAGGTTAATATCTGTGAGGCTATACCGCAGGTGGAGGAAGATTTTGGATACGAGTGCCTTGGTGAAACGCTGTATGAATACCTGCAAAGCGTTCTGACAGCATACCCGGCAACAGCAACCGAATACGACCCTGAAACCGAATATGAACTGAATGATTTTGTGATACGGCACGGCTGCTTGTTTCAGTCAAACGTGGAATGCAACCGTACTGACCCCCTGGAAATTGAAAACGATTGGACGGCGGTTGAAAAGTTCACCATTGCATGTGCAAACACTCTTTGGACGCGCTACCTACGCCGGATAATCGCCTTTCGAGTATATGAAAGCGTGGTGCTATTTGATACGCAACAAAGCGGCGCGGCGGGTGTAACGATTAACCTGGGTGAGGGATACAATACCGGACTTAGGGCGGCTTCAAAAGCAGAATTAGCAGAGCGGCAAAAGCAATTGCAGGATGGGGCAAATCAAACGGTAGAAAATATGTACCGATGGATGAAGAAACAACAAACGGACGGAACCTGTACAGTATTACCACTTGAAAGCGGGGTTGCATGTTGGAACCAACAATGTACAGAACCAAGAAACGGAGTAAGGCGCTGGGCTTTCAAAGTATGAGCATAATTGAGCAAATAAAATACTACCTGGCTGAACAGTTAATTGTAAAAGAAAAGGTAGACACGGATACGGCAGATGCAAGATTTGACATTTGCCTGAAGTGTGACAAGCGAGATGAGGATGAGAATAAATGCACGGTTTGCGGGTGCTTCCTGGATTTGAAAACCAGCAGCCGGGTAAACTTCAGGGTATCCAAAAACCGCAACGAAATAACGCACTGCCCTTTGGGCAAGTGGGGTGACCTTGAAATAGCAAACGAATACCGCCGGATTGATGGCAAAGAACTATTAACTGAAAATTAAAAAACATATTCATCATGTTACGACCAATATCTGTTCCGGATCAAAACGCAAACAATGCGCTGAAGCGCTACAGTGATGACAGCGTTTGTTGCGACAATTACCCGGACGCCTGTCAATACGACGTCACAATTGCGACCGCCGCAACGGTAAACAACGTAAAATACAAGCGGACGGCTGACGGTGAAACAATCACCAAAACGTTTACCGCTGCCGGCGGCGCTGCCGTTGTCGCTGCCCTAAAAGCCGCTTTTGCTGCCGAAGGGTACGAAAATGACGACGATCAAATTGCTGACGTGACCTCTGAGGTTAGCGGCTCGAATACGATATACCACATTACCGGCGGGCTGATTGTTGTGTCAATGACACATACCACGTCTACCGTTGTCAACGCTACCGCAAAATGTGTCCGCGTTGGCGTATGTGACTTTTACACGGAAATCCCTGGCGGCGCGGCTAACGTGTTTGGCGTGGACGGTGTGGATGAAGACCTTGGACCGCTTACCCCTGTTGACGATTCGGCTGCTGATGTTAAGGCCGCAATCGAAGGCGCAACGGCGTGGCCATCCGGTTACACGGTTGCGGTGGTCGAAACGGCAACCGCTTTTGAAATTACGATCAGCGGCCCCGGCCCGATTGTATTCACATGGAACGGCGCACAGTTCACTAAGCAGAACTGCGTTGCCGGTTACATTGCATAGGCTTCAATCGCTTTCCTTTATATCGAGGCCCGCGCCTGCCTTGAGCGGGATCGGGCCTTTATTTTTCAACTATGCCGAACGTATCATACAAGCCGCCTGAATTAGTGCTAGAGGACTTCCCGCATGGGGATACGATTGATCTGTTCTTTGACTACATTGTAGACGAGGATACCGGAGACCCGATAGACCTAAGTTCCGGGTACGCGGCAGAAATGCGGTTTGAAGAAAAAAATGGCGATGAAGTTGTAACACTTACGGACGGCTCCGGAATAACGCTCGGAAACGGAACCTTGCAGATAGTTTCAGAAACTGTAGCCTGGCCTCAAAACTGCACAATATACTCTGACTTGCAAATGACAGCGCCGGGCGGAAATACGGAAACGTGGATTAAGGTAATCGTAAAACTGAAAAAGAGTATAACGCTACCGACCTAATGCCGGCAACGAAAATATATATACAGTCGCCTAACTATTCGCTTGT